TTTGGAGAATCAACATCAAAAGTTGAAACAGTTCCACTATTAGCATTAGTTAATACTAAGTTGTAATTAACGTTACCAGAAGTATCATTAGCAATATTAACGCTACCTGTCAGACCACCAGCAATACGTTGCCATACTCCAGTATTGCTAAAGATTACCCAATCGCCTACGTTCCATGTAGAAATACCATTAAGTGTTGTAGCTCCAGCCGTACTAACAATATAGTAATAACCAGCAGTACCAACGCTTGAAGTTAAGGTGGGCGTATTAGTGGATGCGTTCCAAGTACCTTGATATTGCAATCCTGATAGATTGCCTACGCTTGATGCGGCTCTTAACATGATTACATTCCTTCGCCAGGAGTCACTTCAAATGCGTTAGATGTGCTTGCAATAAACCAGCAATTAGGTGGCAATACAAAAGTTTCTACTGAGCTTGCCATCATTCCAATAGTATTTGTGCCAGGAGTTCCTGCAACAGGAGTGTTGACTACTGGAGTAACTGCTGCATTTTTTGGAGCAGCAGGAGCCCATGCAAAATAAGCTGGAGTGGACAACAAGTTACGAATTCGATAAGAAGTTGGATATTCGTTATTAGTTGTTGTTACTTGAACAGCAGAATTACTTACAACGTAAGTAGGGCCAAATGCGGTAAAAGTGCTATCATATGCCATAAAAATTCCTAATTTTGGTCAGCCATCGGTGTTACATAAATAGTGCCAGAATTTCCGCTTCCACAGATGGATGTTATGGAATAAGAATTGACAGGCGCAGCTATTACATAAGGGGTACTCATTGATACGCCCAAAATAACGCTACTAGAACTGTTCCCAGCAGCAGGCAATACTGCCGCAGGAGCAGAACTAGGAGCAATAGTTACGGCAACAGGAAAACCATTGGTATTTAACAGACCAATATAGTTAACCTGATCGTTTCCAGCAGGAGTAATTGTTACCGCAGTCGATGAAGTCGAACTGACTGCAATCGCTGTGGTAGGCCCTACTACACGATAAGCCGATGTATTTGCCATTTTTTAATCTTTAAGCAGCGTTTGTAGGCAAAATTGTGCCTTCTAAGCGATCACAAGCAATAACATAAGTACCAGCAGCAGGAGTAGCTGAAGAACCTGTAGAGTTTGTAAATTGAACGCTAAGTACACCAGCAGCAGAAACCCAAGCATTAGCGATGCCAACACCAGTAGTTTGTGCGCCAAGCAATGAAATGCTTACAGAATCATTAATTGCTAGACCTGGGATGCTAAAAGTTTGAGTTGCTTGTGTGCCTGTAACAGCAGCAGGGGTTAAAGATGGGTAGACGAGGAAGTTATAAAGAATATTTCCACGTGCGCAAGTAGTTTGTTGTGACATGATTTTCCTTTGCAAAGGGGTATGTTGTAATTCTACAACGATTATACGAGATTTTAAAAGAAAAAAGCCACCTTTTTAGGGGTGGCCTTTCTTAAAACTACATACTATTAAAACTGTGGGAAATCGTAACCATATACATATACGTCAACCGCTACGCCTGATTGGGCAGTAGCTACGTTGAAATACAAGTTTTGGGTTGTTTGTAAAGCTGTTGATGCCACAGTTTCTTGAACTACTGCACCTGTTGCTACTGTCAAAGTGGCATTAGCTACGATTGCAGTACCTTGAGCTGCTGGAGCTGGGAATAAACCAGCAGCAGCAGTAGATACAGCACCTGATGCGTTAGTCAAGATTACGTTTGATACAGAATACTGTGAAGTATTCAAAATTGGTAAAACTGTATCACCTGTTGCACTTAGCGGAACTTGCTTGTAATAAGCCAATAAACGGATCGCTTGATCTGTTGCTAGGTTAGTTGGGTGAATCGTTTGTACCGATGCTGGGCCTGGATTAGACATTATGTTTTCCTTTCAGTTGTCGGTTAATTAAGCTGCAACACGGCAAGCGAGTTCAGGATACAAGTTAGCCCAACCATACAGAACGTCTAAACGAGTAGGAATCGAGTCGTTGTTAATGGTGTATTGACGAACTACACGCATAGACAGACCGATTTCCTTGTCGCTTGCACGACCTGCAAAGTGAACACCCTCTGGCAACTCAAGGTCGGCTACTGCAAGAGTAAACGCATTGCGGTGCATGATGATGTTTTGTGGGGAAACAGTACCAGACTGGTTAAAGAAGCTAACAGCAGCAGTTGTAGATACAGTTGGAATACTTACGTTCTGGAACTGACCAGCAGTGATGATCGCTGGGGATACGTTTACAGAAATAGTACCGCCTGAACCTGAAACAGCTTGATTTACAACGAAGTTGCGTAGCTTGTTTGAGCCGTATGCTTGACGATTCTGTGGGTTAACTGCATAAACACCAGCGATTGTGAATGTATCGCCTTGGTTCAAGCTAACGCCGTTAGTCAATGTCAAAGTGATTGTGCTAGAAGAAGCCCAACCGCTTGTCAAGAAACCAGAAGCAGCAGTAGTAGATACAGTTGCAGAGCCAGAGAATGAGCCAAAAGTATGTGAAACGATGTTTTGATCCATTTTCCAGTTCATACCAGCAGAGTCACGACCCATCAAGCCTTTACGATATTGTTCGCCAATAGCTTCTTGTGGTACGAAAAGACCTTTCAAGCTGTCAACGATAGTTGCAGATGTGAATGGCTCAACGATGCAAGAACGACGACCATCACGAGGTGCGCCTTCAGAATCAAGGTAAGCGGCAGCGGTCAGGTAAGTAATCAAACCAGTTGGAGGAGTACCAGCAACACCAACGATGTTCGCTGTGTTGTTAGCAGCTTGCAAAGTACCATCACGATCAATCTTGTTGGCGATAGCAGCAACAGCAGGCTTCAATACACGATCAGAGAACATATCCAAAGACAATGCTAAGTCTTGGGTTGTGAACTGGGTGTCAACGTGGAACTGGGTGCTCAATGTTACAGGAACTGAAGTTTCATTGAAATCTTCTACGTTCAAAGCTGGGCCAGTTGTACCGATGAAACGACCTGGTTTACGAACGTTTACTGTGTTACCGATCTTACCACCCACGATTGCAAATTGGTCGTCATAATTCCTATCGACTTCGCTTGTAAATGTTAATTCGTTTTCCAAGACCATCAATGCTTCGTTAGTGATCTTGGAAATAGTTAGCAAATTATTTGCCATGATTATATTTCCTTTAAATTAGTTAAATTAGCGAATACGCTTCGCTTGTCTTGCTGCTTTCCATTGGGCATACGTTCCATGAAAAGCACCATTGCCATCTATTAGAACGTCTGTACCCGACTTTGCGCTTGACAAAGGCTTTATGGGAGCAGGGGCTTTACTACGAGCAACAGGTTCGCTTTTCTCAATAGGAGCTTCTTTACGCTCAAATTGAACTTCCAATTTCCCTAATTCTTTAAGAGCTTTATGAACAGGCATATTTGCCACTTTTTGAGCATAATCCGTATCTGATGCTAGGTGATATAGGATTTGTGGGCCTACATCTGATTCTAGAATTGCATCACGCAAGCTATCGCCTACTTGTACAGTGCTAGAAGCTACCATATCGTCAAAGTCAGGAAGATCAGCTTTAGCTTTTTCAAGTTTTTCAGACCAAGATTTAATTACTTTGGCTTGTTCTTCTTGAATTCTGCGTTGCTGTTCTTGTAAATCACGCTGTTCTAGCGCCTTTTCTGCGCTCCATTCAGCCAGTGCTTCAGCGTATTCAAAAGCGTCATTAAACTGCGATGCTTGTGGTTTTTCGCTTACTGGATCAGCTTGTTGGATTTGCGGAGCAGGCTGTTGTTTGCTCTCAAGATCTCTTAAACGTGCTTCTAATGCTTGCTTTTCTGCCTCAGCTTGTTTGGCTCGTTTTGTAAGCTCAGAAAATCGTTTTTCAAGTTTGGGATTTTGTTTAGGCTTGTCTGTTACTTCAGCTTCTTCTTCTGCTTCTGATTCACTCTGAGCTTCAGCCTGCACTGCTGGCTCTGAATCTGGAGTTTCCTCGACAGCTTCAGCCGCAACAGGGGCTTCTTCACTAGCTAAACCAAGTTTATTAGCAGTCCATTCAGCTAAATTTTCACTTGTTACTACGTTATCTGCACTTCTTACTACTTCTGCTTCTGACATGGAAAACTCCAAGAATTAACCCGATGAACCCATCGGTAGGTTTACTACTTATATCACTTTTGTTGTATTTTTACAACATTAAATTGCTCGTTCGACTGCTTCAGCGTTAGCTTCTTTTAAATCTGTGCGATTGATATGTGCCAATACTAAAGCTAACTGCGCTTTTAATTGCTCTACCTCTAGTTGAGTCTGAGTCTTAATTACTGTGTCGTGAGCTTGTGTATCAACTCTAGACATCGTATCTTCACGCTTAACAGCAAGGCGCATTTTCTCACGCTCTGTTTCAGCTTGTTGTACTTGCTCTTGAACAGTTGCACGATATTTCTTATCCATTTGTTCAGCTTGGATTTGTTGCTGAAGCTGTTGAATAGTTGCTTGTGCGTTCTTAAGCTGCATCTGAACTTGTGGGGGAACAGGGGATTTTTCATCAATTTGCGCCATAGGATTGGCAGCAGCAAGACGATCAGCGATAATGTCTGCGCCTGGGAAGTCCATGTTACGGAAAATCAAATCGCCAGCCTGTTGCATTAACTGTGGATCAACAGACAGCATTTGAACCATCGAATCGACAGCTTCTTGACGCTTAGAGTTGTATCCTGGGCCTGTTTCCATCACTACATCGTATTCGCCGACTGTTACATCGTTTAATACTTTAGATACGCCATTTTCGTCTTGACCCATCTGATTGATTGTTACCATCTCAGGTTTGCCGTCATCACCGATGATACGCATTACACGCTCTCTATCGTAGATTTTAGGGATCAAATCAAGAATTACACGACCTGTTTGACGGATAGAACGAGTTAAATTGTCATAGTAATGATAGTTAGTCATGTCAGCTTGCATTTGCTGACCTTGCAGGGCTTTGCCTGATTGTTGACCTTGCGGTAGCTGTGCAGGATCAAAAATACCTACAACCGCTTGTAAGTCTTGATTCATGCCTTGTAATGCAGTCATTACGCCAGCAGGAGGCGGTTCAGGCTGAAGTCTTGTAGGAGCAGGAGCTGGTCTGCCCTCAATGTCTGTTTGCTTGTAGCGCAAAACAGGCTTAGCTTTAATATTAGCCATTGCCCATTCGTTTTCGTGGCCTTCGTCTTGACCTTCAGCAAGCAACCATTTAGCTTTAGGAGCAAGCGCAACAGTCTCAGTTAATGCTGTTGACCAGTAGTTGTACATACGCTGTGGATCTTTTGCCATGCGTACCAAGCCAAACTTTTTGTGCTTGTCATCTACTCGTACTTCTTGACCATAAACAGGAATAATAGGAATATATTTACCAGCCCATTCGCCTTCTTCAAGGATTTCCATTGCGGTGAGCTTGCACCACTTGATCTTTTTACGCCAAGTATCACGCTTATCAATGACTGTAATGCCTGCTGCTTCCATCAAATCTTTAGGTGGCAACTCATCTGCATAAGCAGTTGTGCCATCAGAAAGCATATAAATCTTGGTTTTTTCTTGCTCGGTATAGAAATACTCGGCTATGCGTATATCTTCTTTCGTAACCCATTCGCTTTCCGTATCTCCTGTTCCCCTGGAGCTAAATCCTTGGTCAAACTCAGAGTCTGGATACATTTTGCGGAATTCAGACTTGGGAATAACAGTGGTGATAAGGCATTTTGTAGCATCAGAACCATCAGGCTCAATGCTATTAGGATCAAAATATACTGAAAAAGGATTTTCAATGCGCTTAATATAGATTTCTTGGTCAAAGCTGTCATCCCTTACATAATCGGTTGTGACACGCCAATATCCCCAGCCCATCTTGACGCAATACTCAAAAGCATGGTCATAGGCATTATCAGCATCGGATTGATTTTCAATGTGACGGCAGATTCCTGTAATGATTTCAGCGACTTTAGCGTCTGATTCATTATTCATCCCATGCACTTTGATGCGTGGGCGTTGCTGACGTTGAGAATTGCAGATTTGACGAATATAAGCGTCAATCTTATTAATTGTTAGGCAAGGTCTAGCTTCTAAAACACGGCTATTTTGCACATCTACAGGCCATTGATCGCCAGCAGCAAATCTCACATCATCTAGGGCTTCAGCACGATTATTGCTGTCAGAATCGTTGCAAAGCCGTAAGAACTGCTTGGCTTCTTCAATTCTGCCGTCTGATTGGGAGTCTGCAACGCTGTCGTATGCCATAGATATTCCTTATTTATTGCCCGATTTTAAGACATTTGTTGCGTTTGTACAACATTATCCCATCCAGCTTGAGGGCAGTTGGTATGTTCCCTTTGGCTTTGCTGGTTTTCTTGGTTCGTTAACCATAAGGCCGATGTAACGGAAAGCATCTGCTCCATGTGAGTAGTTATCGTGCAATGGTCTTTGTGAGAATTGTTTTGTATCGGGATCAACGTCATATCGGTAATGTCTTAGGCACTGCAAACCATCGTGTGTATTTGTGCGGTCAAACCAGCACTTATTGAACATCAGCCTTGCAGCATTGATTGAATCAGCGATTGGTGTGCGCTCAATAACTCTAGTGTTGTAGCCTGTAGCTCTGACGATTTCTTCAATAGATTTGCCATTTGAGGATAAAGTCTTATTCCCTGCGTCATGAGGTAGCCATAAAGTGTCGTATACATATCCATAGGACTGCATTTTAGCAAGATAATGGGCTATTGTCTCTTGGCTGTTCTCGTAGTAACGGATCAATCGAACTTCTTGAGCAATAAACTGAACAAACCAAATAGCAGTAGCATCTGCCCAGCCCAAATCAAATACAGCGTGAACAGGTTTAATTGGATCGTAAGGTACATTTGTTATCCTTCCTTGTAGGTCTGCCATTGTCATTTCTTTGGCGAAAACAGCACCATCTACTGTCTGACGGCATAAACCTTCCCAAACTGTGTTGTAGGCTTCTCTGTCTCTGCTAAATAATGCATCTTTCTCAAGTCTTAGCGTATCAGGAAACCAAGGATTGTCTGACCAATTAATCTTTTCAACCTTGCAATTTTCAGGCGGGTTGAGAACAAATCTTTGATAGGTTTCGTCTGATTCGAGTTCTGGGTTGAAAGTAACCCATATTTCTGATTGTTCTTTACGGATCGTAGGTATAAGAATGTTCCACGATGTTTTAGATACGCTCTGTGCTTCTTCGACCCAGCATATATCCACACCCTCATAGGACTTGATGTTTGTGACATTGTTCTTAAGCCCAACGAACGCAAACTCTGTCCCGTTCTTCCCCCTAATGGAGTTCTGTGTAATTTCATAGAATGATTCTAGTTTTAGCGCAATGATTTGATCTGATAGCAGTTTATGAACAGATTGGCCTATCGAGTTTTGGAATTCCCGAGCGCAAAGGACACGAGTAGGTTTTTTAACTCCAATAACCAGCAAAGCACGAGCAACACCCCAAGACTTAGCACCGCCCCTACCTCCATAAAGAACTTTATAGCGACAAGGCTCGAAAAGCATCTGAAGTTTATAAGGAAACTCGACTTGTCCAATCGCTTCCCTAAGTTCTTGGGTGATTTCACTCACTTGGCTTTACAAACCTGACTTCAATAGCTTGCAAGAGGTTATTGCCTTCTGCATCTTCTATGCTAGTTGATTGATGCGCTTTGCCATCGACACGATCCATAATTTCTTTAACAGCCCAAGATTCTTGATCCATTGCAGCTTCGACTAAGCCTTCAACGATCTTTTCTAGCTTTTGTGGATTCTGAGTTAAATGACGCTTGATCTGATCTAAGAACAGCTTATTCTTCGTAGCGTTCTTATTTCCTTTCATGCTTTCAGCAATCTTGGCGTTTCTATCTAACTCAGTGTCCATATTTTTGATTTAAAAAGAAAAAGTGTTGTATTTACGCAACATTATCTTCTACTTGTACAGTGTATGTATTGCCATGATCTGTACGAGATTCCATGTGCGTATGCTCTTGTGGAGTTACTGGCTTTTGTTGTAAAAAAACAACAAGTTCTTGCAACTCTTTAATTACGAGATTAAGGCTTTCTACTGGATTCATGATAAAGAAATGTCAGGTTCAGCTACTGGTTTTTCAGATGGAATAGTAGCAGTAAGCTGTGGCTCTGCAATTTGCTTGATTCCAGCGATTAGATGTGCTGAGTGCATAAATGGGATTTTTCCCAATTCTGCCAATAATTCATTAATTTGAGCAATAGTAAAAGTGACTACTTTTTGTTCTATGTTCATTATTTAGCCTTTTTGGTTGTTTTCTTTGCTGCTTCACGCTTTTCGCTGTAGGCGATGGCAACAGCTTGCTTAACTGGTTTACCAGCTTTTACTTCTGTTTTGATATTAGATTCAAACGCTTTTTTGCTTGTTGATTTCTTAAGTGGCACTTTTTTCTCCTTGGGCAATTCGCCTGTAGTTACTATTGTTGCTTGTTTATAAAGTCTTGGTCGCTTCTTTGGGCGATCTTCAGCAAATAATTGCTCAAGTCGCTGTTTTCTTAATTTATCAGGGTCTAATGGAAAATCATCTAATTTAATGATAATTTTCTTAACAAATAAAGATTTAAGCCATTTAATCATTGTTCTTCCCCATCTATCCAGCAAACATCCTGCCACGACATCAACACGCATTTTTCGCCATTGTGTGTAATTGGCGTGAACTTTAAATACTCCTCTTTAGGATCATCGTTCATCGTACCAAATCTGATACGAGCACCTACGCTAATAGGCATTGCTTCACGTCTATCAGCAGACAGCTTCTTTCCTGGGCCGACTGCTACTACTGTTCCCATGTTCTCAGCTTCTTTGTTATTCACATAAATAACATCGCTTAAAACACGAACATCTGGGCGGACAATTATCTTATCCCCCAGCGGCTTAAATGTTACAATTTCTTCAGCCATCTCAATATTACCCTATTGTTGTGGTTATAAGCCCTGTAGCCCTTTACCGAGGACTATGGGGCTTAGTTTTAATTACTTCTCGTCTTGTGCGTGTGGAACACGTTTATGGCTGTAGCACTCACGCTCACCCATATTGCCATCGTTCAATTCGCCTAAATGACCTTCAAAGTTTCCAGCATGGCTCATTGGGCGTGAACCTAAAGCATCCATTTTGCCCATTGCTACACCGCCAACGAGTTTCATTTTGCGCTCGCCAGACATATCAGAAGAAGTAGCACCTTTAGGTAACTTCTCGCCAGTTGCGCCTTTTGCGCCTTTGCTTGAATCCATAATTCCCATGATTTTTCCTTTAAGATGGGGTTAATACACTACGAATAATAATACTATTTTACACATTATCAAGTATTTTTACGAGATTTATTGCGCCCTCGATGTCATGTATTCGCACTACTGTTGATCCTTGCCAATTTAACATAAATGCTTGCTGGGCTGGAGTAAACTTTGCTTTGCTGTCTTTTTTGATTTCTACGAGAACTGTTTTTTGATTTTTTCCCACAACAATATCGGGAAACCCACGACCAACAGCACTGGTATCAAATACTGAACAACCAAAATCCCGTAGTGTTTTAACAACAACAGCGTGATTAGTATCCACTCGTTTTGCATAAGTCATTGATATTTAGCAATAATCAGTTAGTATTTAGTAACTTTACACCAAAAGGGTATTTATGTATCACTTGACTGATGAAGAATGGATTGCAATTTGGCGGGAATGTAATTCAGCAATTAAAATGTCACAGAAAACTGGCATAACAGAACGAGCAATATATAACCGCAGACGTTCTATTGAACAAAGACATAAAATTTCATTGCCGTCATTAGATGACCAAAGGTTTGATCCATTAAAAAAAATTGTTCAAACTACAGGGCATACCCGTAGAGGAATGGATATAGAAAAAGGCAGAGTAATTGTATTTTCGGATGCTCACTTTTGGCCTGACGAGACTACAACAGCGTTTAAAGCCCTTTTGGAGATGATAAAGGAGTTTAGACCTACTGCCATCGTTTGTAATGGGGATGCACTGGATGGCGCAAATTTAAGCCGCTTTCCTCGTCAAGATTGGAATAAAGTCCCAACAGTCAAAGAAGAATTAGATGCTTGCCAATATTATTTGGGTGAAATTGAAGCTGTAGCCAAAGGTGCTAAATTGTTTTGGCCTATGGGAAACCATGACCAAAGGCTGGAAATGACCATTATTGCTAATCTTCCATCGTTTGAAGGTGTGCGTGGCACTTCATTGCGTGATTATTTCCCTATGTGGCAGCCTTGCTGGTCGTTTTGGGTAAATGAAGACACTTGCATTAAACATCGCTGGAAAGGTGGCTGGACAGGAGGTAGGAATAACGCAGTCAATTCTGGTGTGAATATGATTACAGGCCATACCCATGTGCTTTCGTCTATTCCTTACAATGATTACAACGGCACTCGTTGGGGGGTTCAAACAGGCACTTTAGCTGATCCTAATGGTCAGCAATTTGCTTATACTGAAGATACCCCTAAAGATTGGAATTCAGGGTTTGTAATGCTTACTTTTGACCGCAGCAAATTACTTCAGCCTGAGATTATCAGAGTGCATGGGGAAGATGAAGTCGACTTTAGAGGAAAAATTCATCGTGTTTAACGCATGAAGGCATGAAAGCATGAAACTAACACCAGCTATTCTTAAAAATTTATACAGTGCTATTTACTGTATGAAACCTTTTGATAGGTGGAATATGCCTTTACCCGAAGAAATTTGCTTTATTGTGGACAAAGACCCAGCTTTAATGGGTTCTTATTTATACGATGATGGCGGTAAATACGAACATACAATTACTATTTCGGCTGCTCGTTGTAGTCATTTGGATACAGTAATTCGAGTTCTTTGCCATGAGTGCATCCACATGAGTAGGCACAAAACTTCAAAATGGACACACCACGATAAGGACTTTCGCAATAGAGCGCACCGAATTTCGTTTGAATTAGGTTTTGATCCATTGGAATTGTAGTTGAGGTACTAATGCTTGATGTATGTGAAGCATCGGGGTTAATAAATGCACTTTCCCTCATCATTATTTTATCAGCTAATTAGTTCCAGGGTTTGCTCAAGTAGCTGTTCTTCAGATACCCCATACTCCCTTTCAAATCGCTTACGCCCCATTCCATGAATTGAGGTATTTGAGCCTCGATGATGGTAGGGGCAAAGCGGAATGACGGGTGCTTGAGTGCGAGGGATATTACCTCGTCTAATGTGATGGAGCTCTGCGCTTGTTCCTTCGTTGCCTTGATGCCGACATAATGAGCATCCCAATTCAGCAACTTTTCTGTAGTGTTCTTTTTCATGTTTAGTGGACACTGTTTTTACTCGCCCAATCTTCTAACTCTTGCGCTGTTTCAGTAATCATGCAAGCAATTAAATAGGCTTCAGAGTTTTTATTCTTTAAAACAGCATTGAGAAAGTGTTTTGTAAGTCTGTTAAGTTTAAGTAGGTTTTCTGCATAATCTGATGTCATTGTGTTGCTTTCTCAATAAATCTGTTAGTAGCTTGTTCTGTGCGCCAAGCCTCAAAACGCATTTTGGCTGCTTCAAGTTGCCATTTTAACTTTTCTGCTTTTTCAGTGGCTGCTCCAATGGCCTTACATAACTCCTGGTATTCAGGGCTGCGGTATGCCTCCATTTCTTTAGCTGCCATTGTAGATTGATCCGCTTGCGCCATCTTGATTGCTTTAAGACTAGACTTAAAGGTTTCGAGTTGCGCCAATTCACCTTTAGCTTTCGCATACTCAGGTGCTTTAGTATAGATAAACTGTATCGCATCGTTTGGATCATATTCTTTGTTCATTTAATAATTCCCATGCAACCGCTGCACATAAAGGGACTTGTCCGTTTCCAATGGCTTTAAGTCTGTCCATCCCAGCGGCCACCCCATTAGCCACTCTACCCACATTGGGTTCAGTTTCCCACCAGCTTGAACTGCCAAAGTTTCCGAGTTTCTGTTCAACTCCGATGGACTTTTTCCATTGTCCTTCCACATCCTTGCTGTAGGAGTTGCAAAACTGTCCCTGACTGCTTGATTTATTGTGTATTGCGCTGGATGACCTGATTTTCTCTTTGGAGTCCAATTTGGTTGAGTTCCCCTTTGACCGCAATTTGCATCTGGTGTCGGCCATTGCTCTAGTCTTTTTTTCAATGCTTTTCTGCTGTTGCTGCCCCCATCCAATCCTGTGCAATTTGGAGTATGAAAAAAGTCCTGATTGTTCGGAACTTTTTCCGACAATCCATATTCTTTCCCTTTTATGATTTGCTCCAATTTGGGCTGCTGAAAGCACTCCCCATTCCGCATCGAACCCCATCTTGGCCAAGTCTGCAAGAACAACTCCGAGTCCTCTAGAAGTGAGCATTGGGGAGTTTTCCACAAATACAAATTTTGGTCTAACTTCGCCAATGATTCTCGCCATTTCTTTCCACATTCCGCTTCTTTCGGCTTCGATGCCCCCCCCTTTTCCTGCTGCGCTGATGTCTTGGCATGGAAATCCTCCAGATACAACATCAACAATTCCTCTCCAAGGTTTTCCATCAAAGGTTTGAACATCATCCCAAATTGGAAAACTCGGCAAAAGTCCATCATTTTGTCTTGCGCACAATATGCTTGCTGGATAGGCTTCCCATTCGACTGCGCAGACTGTTCGCCATCCAAGCAAATGTCCCCCAAGTATTCCTCCACCAGCACCTGCGAAAAGAGCCAACTCATTCATATATCCCCTATTTTAAATTCATCCATAAACCAGTTTGACCAATGGCATAACCAATCCATATTGTTGCGTTAGCTATTGATCCTTTTTGGTATTGCAATATTCCAGTAATCAAATATCCAAGCCCTGTTGCTCCGACAATGTATTTTTCAATATCCATTTGCCCCATTCCCCTCTGTTACCTAGTTTGTACTGCGTATAAAAGTCATCCCATACAACTTTACTAAAGTTTTTGTCAGCTATGTAGTTCCTAAACCAACTTAATCCTTTTTTGTGGCGCAAATGCAACAAGAACCTTACACCGCATCTATGTTTATGCGTAGCCTGATCTAACTCGCTCTCTGTACTGACCTTCTGTTTCCCCTGGTCTAGGCAATATTCCAAGTTCTTTCCCTTTGTTCATTACGCCAGCAAATGTAGCATCCCATTTTTGAGCAGGCTTGTCGGTTGTGTAATTTACTACACTTTTTTGATTTCTAACCCAATTCCTCCAAGTTGCAAACCAATCCAATTTTGCGCCCTTTTGACCGCCTTGAGCTATCCAATAATCTTTAAATTGATTCCAAATGGCTTGAGGGTTTAAATCAGGTCGTTCTGTCTTGCAAAACACTTGCCATTCATCGGGCAATTCTTCAATTTTCAATCTTTGTGCTTTGGGAGCTTTAGCGACTTCAATACTATGGTTATTGGTTAATGGTTCTTGGTTCTTGGTTTGCATTGGGGTAGCATTAGGGGGGCTATCGCTACCCTTTGCCCACCTCTTTTCTGCCCCTTTGCGCCCCCCAGCTTGCATAGCATGATATTTGGCTATTTCCTCATCTGCACGTTTGCTATGCCAAGATTTATCTTCTTCGTTCCATTCAAAAAACTCTGGCAAAAGCTGATCGACAATAGCTTGAGTTGATTTAATTTTTCTTGCAATGTCTAAACTTTGATGAAAAGGCTTTTCAAGCTGATAATACAAATCCATCATTCTGCGATAAGCTAAATCTTCTAAATCGCTTAAATGGCTTGTATGGCTTATGTAATCGCCAATATGAAAAGGGTAAAAATTCATACGATTCCTATGTCAAAGGTAGTCAAATAGGTGGGCATGGCAGGCGGTGACTAATCGCTTTTCGGGTTGCATCCCTAGCCTTCCCATAGATTTTACAACAAAATTACTTGCTTGTACCACCAAAAACTTGAGGTTCTATGTAGTTTATACGCTCTCTCAAAGCGTTTACTTCTTTGTTAAGAAACTCAGCCCTTAATTCTAATAATTTTATTTGCTCGTCTGCTTTAGCCAGCAGATCAATTAGCATCTGTTCTCTGTTCATATTTTGCCTTTTGTTCTTTAAGCATAATTTTAATGTCTTTAATGTATGTTTTTTCATCCATACCATTGCGGACAGCCAAATCAGTAGAAAAATAAGATAGTGCGTTGATTGCGCCAAATAACGATGCTTTTTTGTTAACAAATATGTTATTTATCTCTATCAATAGTTCGTTAAATTCTTTTTTTTGATCTTCAGTCATTTTGTATTCCAAAAGTGTTGTTTTTTGGCAACAGTTCAGGCCATAGTAGCCAAAAGTTGTTAGGAAACAAATCTTGACGGCTTACAAGCCCATGCGATTCTTTTTCTATTCTTGCGCCTAAAAACATAAATTTATCTGCTGGTATCCCTCTTATGCGCCAAGCTGACACTGCTGCTGGATGAACATCGCACATTTTTGCTACTTTTGTAGTACCGCCAAGCAAGTCAATAATGGCTGAATCGGATAGCTTTAATTTCATAGTAAAGTTATCTTAACACGATAAACTGCCTATTTACAACACTCAAAAAAAGATTTGCACTTTAGTTTTAAGTTATGTTAAGATTCTTATATGGCAATTTCGCCATGCAATTTCGGGGGAACGAAATGAGTGATTTACACCAGTTGATGTTAGAGCATGAAGAATACTTAGAAAACGCACTTCAAGATATGGAGTTTGGAGCATTGTTAACTGATGACCAAGTAGCGTGTATTCGTCAAGCCTGCGGCAAACCAAAGCAGCGCAAGAACGAAATGTTAACAAATTTGTTCAATGATTTTGGCACAATTTTTAGGGGGCAAGCATGAATCAAAGTGAATCAATCGCTAAGTTAGCTACTGCGCTATCAATCGTACAGGGAAAATTAAGCCATGCAAAAAAAGACTCAGCAAACCCATTTTTCAAGTCTAAATACGCTGATTTGGAGTCTGTTTGGGATGCTTGTCGTAGTCTTTTGGCTGAAAACGGCCTCGCTGTTATGCAGTTGCCTGGAGAAACTATTGTAAATACAGTAGTTGTAAATGAAAAAGAAATTGTTATTGGTGAAATGTCATTAACAACAATTCTTGCTCATAGCTCTGGTGAATGGATAAGCCAACAAATGTCTGTTCCTATGTCAAAAATAGATGCTCAAGGTGCAGGAAGTTGTTTGACTTATATGCGTAGATACGCATTAGCAGCAGTTGTAGGAGTAGTACAAGCTGATGACGATGCAAACGCAGCAGTACAAAGTAAATCTAGTAGTTCAATGAAGTCAATCGCCAAAGATATTTTATAAAGGAAAGAAAATGGCATATCAACCAAAAGAAGGCTCTGGGAGCTTATTTAAAAATGACCGCAAAACAACAGATAACCATCCTGATTACACAGGCACAATTATGGTTAATGGTAAAGAGCATTGGCTTTCAGGTTGGGTTAAAGAAGGCAAAAAAGGTAAGTTTTTTAGCGTTTCAATCGGCAAAGAAAAATTGCCAGTAGGTTTTAAACCAGCAGGATCGGATGAATTACCACGCAACACAATAGAAGACGATTCAGATTTGCCGTTCTAAAGGAGAACACTATGCAAAACCAAATTAAAGACATTATTGAAACTAAATACACAGAAAAAACTTTTAAAGAAGTTGGCTATGATGAGGAAATCCCTTTGATTAGCTTTGCTCCTGAAGATTTAGCGTCAGTCATTAAAGCGGTTTTGCAAGTTGCTGCCGATATGTGCAGTAGCGAAGTAGACCGCTTGCGTATTCTTAATTATTCAAAAGGCATCTAATGACTTGTCGCACTTGTAAGTTTTTTGTTTTTAATCAAAACGATATGATGGGAGCTTGTAAACTAAATCCTGTCGTTGTAAATAAGTTGCCACAAGATTGGTGCGGTCAAGAAATACCAGGCGAGTTTGAGGCTGAAGTAATACCACCAGCGGATTTACCTGTAAATCAGGAAAATGAAGAAAAAACGGGGAAAAGAAAATATGCAAGAAAACAAAAGTGAATCAGGCCATTGGTATGACAAAGATGGAAACCCATGCTACACAGTTGAGCGAGCAGACGGCAAAGGAATCCGAGGAACAACTCTTAGAGATGCGAAAAAGCTGGGACTTGTACCGAGCGTTACTACCATTATCTCGGTGGCAGCAAAGCCTGGACTCCAAAACTGGCTTCAGCAGCAGGCTATATTGGCAGCCTTAACACTACCACGCAAAGAAAACGAATCAGAAGAAGATTATTTAGCTAGAGTTTTAAACGATTCAAAAGCCCAAGGCAGAGAAGCTGCGGATCGTGGCACATACATTCATGGAGTGCTTGAGTCATTCTTTGATGGAATGTTGCTAGAAGCTGTGCCTGAATATTGCCGTAATACCGAAAAGGAACTAAAGGTAGCTTTTGGTAACCGCTTATGGATTCCAGAGAAATCAGGCAGTCATGAGCTTGGATTTGGTGGAAAAGTTGATTTATGCGCTAATGGCGATAAAGTTAAAGGCATACCGCCAGTAGTTGTAGATTTTAAGACTAAAGAAACCCCCTTGGAAAAAGTTGTTCCATACGAAGATCATATCATGCAGTTGGCTGCTTATCGTGAATTATTAGGTATGGCAGATGCTAGATGCGCTATTGTGTTTGTAAATGGCCTGACAAATGATGTAAAACTGTGTGAGATTGAAGAACAAGACTTGCAAAAAGGTTTAAAATGTTTCTTCCATCTATTGCGGTATTATCAGATTAAATCTGGTCTATGAATTCAAGGGGCAGGGTTAAGGTTTCCCCCGACCATTTACACTTCCGTGAGTGTCCTGCCCCACCTACTTATTAATAAGTCCTTAAGTAGCTTAAAGCCTTATTAATGAGTCATTTAACATACTTTTTTCTGATTAACATTGTGTGTGTTAATACTTTTTTTTACAAAATTTCCCGTTCGGTAACTTTTTTCTACTTTTGCACATTTTTTCATCAATTCTTCCCGTTCGGGAAACTTTTTCATACTTATAAGTATTAATTTTTTAGTGATATTGCTACCTATAAGCACAAATGTTGTATTTATGCAAAACAACAAAAATAATTTTGATTTTTTGAAAAAACAAGAATAAAGTTATTACATCAACACTTGATCGGGGGATTAAATGAAAAAAGCACCATTTTTAGCACAAATATACCTAGGCGATACGCTTATTGATATACATGGTTATGGTCGTAAGCAAATTGAAGAAATTTACATTGCAGATACTGACATTGAAATTAGCGAGATGATTCATTCATTAAATTGGGATGAATTTGAGAAAAAATCTGACGAAGCAATTTACTACGCATCAATTTAAGGGGGATATATGAAAAAAATAATTGAATGGATTGGCGTAATTATTCTTGGGATCATTCTTGGCCTAATGTTTGGATGGGGGTTTTAATGAACAATGAACCAGTAGCGTGGATGCAAGTTCACCATGAAGATGGCAAACCTACAAAATTTAGTAAAGTACAAACATGGGAAGATGATATTCCACTCTACACCCATCCAGCAAAGACACTAACAGATGAGGAAATAGATTTGATTGCTGGCATGGTTCCAACAATACCGACAGGATGGGATTTGATTGAATTTGCTAGAGCAATACTAAGAAAGGCTAATGAGAAATGAGTGAAAATAAAATGTGGGACAAACTATTTAATCAAAAACTTAAAGAAGTAATGCTCCCATCAAACAAATACCATTTTTACGCAACACTTTCGCCAACTGCAAATGGGTTTTGTGCAAGGGAATTGATTGCAGAGGAATATTATCAACAACAATCTGAAATAGAATCGTTAAAAAATAAAACATTAACCGAAAACGAAATAAAAGAATGTGCCGATAGTGTTTGCCATGCTTGGAAAAAGAATGGTGTTGGTGAGCTTTACATGGAAGATTTTGCTAGAGCAATACTAAGAAAGGCACAAGGGGAATGAACAATGAACCAGTAGCGTGGATGCGAACCAATAAACAATGGCGTAAAGAAGTATCTTGGGTAAAAAAAGAAGGATTTGATATTCCACTTTACACCCATCCAGCAAAACACGATTTAGGAATTGCTGAAGCTATTGGGTTTGATAAGGGTTACCAAGCAGCTATGGAAAAAACATTAACACCATTAACTGAAGATGAATGTGAAGCAATTATCAATAAGCACGATTGGTATTCAAAGTCTTGGCAAGAAATGGCAAAAGAAATACACGATGCAATACTAAGAAAGGCACAAGAGAAATGATAGATAAATCTGTGTTTAAGATTGAATTTATGAAGTCTTACTCTGGCAAGCAAATGTTTCGCAATCGTGCTTGTATAGCTTTATTACTTCAGCGCAGGGGTAAAACTTTAGAAGCTAAAAGAAAAATTGTAATGATGGGCAATACACCATTATTCTATGCTTTTGGCTACACTTATAAACCATCTAGAGATTATCTTAAAGAATACGGAGAATTAGCATGACTGAATACGAAGTGCCTGAAACACGACAATATCGCTGTTATAAGCTAGGAAATACATTGTTTGTACCGCATTACACAATACCTAAAATGTATGTAGGGCCATCTAAACGAGTAGAAACAGGCTTTATTAAAGCAAATTACCCAGCCAGGTACTTTTACGAACAAGAATTAAAGCGCATGAACGCTACGATTGTAGTGGAACAACTTTGGTCAACACCAGCAAGGAATGGCGAATGAACTGGACAAATGAAAGTCAAAAACCCGTAAACGACAAATATCGTAATAACTGGGATGAAATTTTTGACAAAAATATTAAAGAAAAAGAAGAAAAAATAGAAGTAGAGATAGAAGCTGATAACGACCATATAAAAATTACTAAAACCTGGGAGCTTTAATGTCATACGAACATTTTGTAAACAATTATCAACGCTATTTAAAAAGCCCTAGAACGCTATCAGAAGCGTTTAAAACGGCTGAGTATTGCTCTGCTATTACTTTACCAAAAGAACGTGAATACGATAGTTTTGGTGCGTTTTTAGGGGGTTTAGCGTTTGTAGCTATATTTGCTTATTGTTTTTGGAGAACACTTGGCAACTAAACCATTTAGCGAGTATCTTCATAAAGTTTATGATGAACCTGCTAGAAAAGCAGTAGCAGCATGGGCTAGTATGAAATGGGGCTTAGATGTGAAAGACAACCCCGATCGCTATGGAGTTGATTTAATCTGTTTTCGATCAAATCTTCCAGTTGGATATATTGAGGTTGAAGTTCGTCAAGAAGGTTTTGACTCATTTCATAGTATCCACGCAAGCCTACGCAAAGAGAAATTATTTCGGCAAGATCGGCCTGTTCTATTTTTTGCCTTAACTCAGGACTTACAACGTGCTTATTACCTGAAAGCAGACTTGATAAAAGATTGCCCATTAATAGAAGTCCATAATCGCTACGTTGGCAAAGGGGAAATGTTTTACGACATTCCCATCTCTTTATTTAAAATCGCTGATTTGACTCAAAAATTTTAGTATTTACGCATATTCGGTAATGGTGCTTCTTTTTGGCTGTTTTCAGCGTGATGCGCTTTTTCCATAGGCAATGCAATATGCTTGTCTAATTTTTTTTCTAAACGCTCTACTTCTTTTTCAATACGATGTGGCGATTCTTTCACATAATGACCTTTAGGGCTTTCATGTGTTTTGCCAGTAATTTTAAAGTTTGTCATGTTATTCCTCTATCATTTCTATTGCGTTCTTTAATACAAATTCTACTCTGTTTAGCCATCCGTTACCATAAATGGGGAACAATTTAAGCTTAGAATAATAATCTCTGCGTCTTTCGCAGAACTTTTCTACCATTTCAATTTTATTCTTTTGGTCAATAAGTTGTAATGTTCTAGGGCCAAGCATCCCGTCAGGAACGCATCCTAGAGACTCTTGAAAGAGTTTTACAGCCGTCCCTACGCCATTGTTGACTGCACAGTCAAATACAGCGTAATCTATGCCTACAGGCAGTTTAGGCGCAGAGCAAGCCATCCAATATTTAGATTTGTATAGCGGTGCGACTTGAACGATTGACAGTTCACGCATGATTTTATCGGTAACAGGATGACCAAGCCATTCTTCTAAAGTATTTTGAGTAACACCTAGATTGGTAACACCGCCTGGATCACGACTATCTGCGCTGTAACCGCCTTCTTGCTCTAAAACTAAAGCTAATGACTTGTCAAAAGAACTATTCATGCAATCCTACTTGATCTTTAATCCATTGCTGGAGGCTGACGAGTTGGGCAGTGGCAGAGGCGCACTGTTCAGCAAATACAGGGTCTGTGGTGTAGCCATTAACGCTGACGAGGGTTGCGCTGGGACTGGACAAGTTACTGCCACTGGTGTTGTACAAGCGTTTAATAATAGCAAGCTGATTATTGTAATTTGATTTAATCTTAGCATTTTCTAAATCTCTTTCTTTTAAAAGGTCTTTGTTTTTTTGCTCTTGGACTTTCCCTTGCGCTGCAACCGATTGTCTGTAATCCAAAAATCGTAAATGTTCCACATAATAACCGCCACAAAAAGAAAGCAGTAAAATACAAGCCACAATGAGAATTTTGAAGTAAACATTAGGTATCGGCATGAGTTTCTCGGTCTGTGGCAGCTTGAGAGCCTATATAGACTCCTGCACCGCCCAAAAGTCCACCTAATCCCATGCCAAAACCAGAAAAATCTATGGCATGATTATAGATGGTATGAATAAATCCTAAACAAGCAAAAGAAAGAATACCTACAAATACACCAAATCTGCCAATGCAATAGGTTTTATTGTCATTTTGCGTTAGCAAATCTTTAAAGAATTTCATTTGTTTAAAAAGCCTTGAAATAAATTGGCTAATATCCCGCCAATTAAAGCAAAAGCACCGCCTACTATCATCATTGTTTTCCAACCACCATGTGCATGAGCCAAAGTTTCTTGGATAGATTGAACAGCCTCTTTAATTTCTTTCATTTCTGAAATCATTTTATCCATATCACTTTGTAAATGTTCTATATCGTTAGCGTGAGTTGCAAGTTCTCTAGCTGTGGTTATTGGATCAATATCAGACATGATTAGCTTTTCATAATGTATGCAAGCGCATAGTAAGGAGGAAGAATACCAAATGCAGAACCTGATCCACCTGATGCTACTGTAATTCCTGTTACATTAGAAGCAATAGTCGTAGAAGCTGTTGCTGTAATTCCAGTTAAATTTGTTGCAATAGATGTAGATGTTGTTGTAGCTGTTGATACTGTAATTCCAGTAAAAGCTGTTCCTGAATTTGCTTGATTAGGCTGAATACTATCGCCTGAACCAGCGGCAATACCAGTTCCTGAACCAATTACATAAGGCACTGTATGAAAGTGTCCTGGATCTGTAACAGTAGATGTTGAACTAGAAGTTGATGAAGCAGAATGATTATGACCAGGATCGCTAATTGCTACAGTTGTACTAGCAGTGTGAACGTGTCCAGGATCGGTAACATTAAAATTTACATTTGGCAGGTTTCCTTGGGTCAATGTAGCAGTTGTTGATCCACCTGTTTGCCCAACAGAATAGCTATTTCCAGCACCTAAAACAAATGAATTGCGTAAATCAGGAGTTCCATTTGAACCATTACACAATACAAATCCGCTAGGAATAGAGCCTACTGAACCTGACCAAATTAAAATACAACCACTTGGGACTGCTGGGCTTGTAGATGGAATAGAAGTAATAATTCCAGCAATATTGTCGTATGTATCTACAATGTTGCTACTAGCATCTTCTAAAACAAATTTATAAGAATATCCTGATTGAAGCCATAATTCGTTAGGAAGTTTTCCGTCTGTTCCTAAAATAATAGGATTAGAATTAGGAATAGTTCCTGCATTATCGGCATAAGTAGTTAATGCTGTAGAGCTACCAGCTTGATAAGTAAATAACTGACCACCAGCTAAAGGCACATAAGTAGGGCCAAACTGCGTTGTTCCGTTAAATAGTGGTGATAAGTTTACTGATGCCATTATTTAGTACCTTTTTCTTGTTGAGCTTGTTGCAAATAAGATTCAAAAGCTGAAAGAGGAATTTTTCCTGCTCCATATTTACTTGGAGCTTGTAACATATCTCTTAATGCTGTATTTCCTAATCCTTTTTCAAGATAAGAAGCAAAAGCTGGATTATGTAATGCTGCTTGCAATGCTTTGGGAGCTAAATATGCGCTTGTTCCAATTCCTAATGCTTTTCCAATATCGCCTTCTTTTGCATAATCATAAGCAGCCAAAGTTGTTGGAATTGCAGCTTGAGTTGCCAATCTTGCAGCAGTACCGCTATTGCCCATTTTTTCAGGAAGGATGGTTTTGCCAGCTTGAGCTAATTTAGCAAGCTCAGGATCGTTTTGATAAAAAGCATTTCTTTTTGCTTTTGTTGTTAAAGAGTTATAAAGCAAAGATGGGCTTACATGGCCTTCAGGATCTTTTAAAGCAACATCTTCAATTTTTTTCATATTGCCATATTGTTTATTTGTTGCTTTTAACAAATCAATATCGCCTTTTTTACCAAATTTATCAACAGTATCCGAAAGACCAGCTAATAATTTTTCTTTTATTTCTCCAGCATAATGAGCTGACAATCCGCCTTGTTTTTCTAAAGCATCTAATTGACGTTTAAATGCTTGATATTGTTGACCATCTAAATGCCCCATATTGGCTTTAGATTTATCAATAATGTCATTAACAATGTTTCCAACGGCTTTTTCGTTAGAAGGCAAAATTCTTTCAGCTTCGTCTTTTAAGCCATTTAAATCATTTTGAAAACTACGAGTTACACGAACACCATTACGTTCAAAAAGTTGATCGTATGTATCCCCTAAACGAGTTTTTGCATTTTGTATAACTTCAGGAGTAATTTGTTCTGCATTTTCTCCCATTGTTTTTGCAACAGCTTTTGTATATGCACTATTTTGAACATGAGAAAACGCTTGATTTTCTGCTCCCGTAAATGGATTGTCAGAAGTTAATCTTTTTGCCCATTGCATTACTTTAGAACCAGTTGCTTGTGCAGCATCTAATGGAACGCCAGCATCTTTTAAAATTTGAACGGATTTTTCTCCAATTCCGCTTAAATTTTTTGTAATTGGTTGAGCAATTCGACCAACAGCATTGACTGCGCCTTGCCCAGCAGCACCCAATGCTGCTCCTGATCCAATATTAAATAATGTGCTTTCTTCTGGCAAAGTTGGTTGCGTTGCTCCCATTGCAGCTCCTGCTAATGCTGCTTTTCCTACAGTTCCACCTGGCAATAAAACGGCTTGACCTAATTCGCCAGCAATATTACCTGCTGCGCCATAAGGATTTGACAATGTTTCTTTATTTGCTTCACGTTGAGCAAGAATTTCAGCCTCACGATTTGTTGCTACATCTTTTGCAGATGGAGTTCCCAAAGTTTGCTCAAGTTGCTTCATAAATCTACCACTGCGTGTGCCACCAGTCGCAGCTTCCATTTTTTGAAATGAACTTTCTAATTGTTGAGCTAATGGATCTAGTTTTTGACCTATTCCTGTCATAGTGTTTTGCAAAGAGGTTTTTATACCTTTGCCAAACGCTTCTAAATTGCTTTGTTTGTCTGCTGGTTTTTCTTCTGAATCCCATTGAATCTTTGAAGCATCAATAGGTTCATCATCCCATTGAATTTTTGAAGAATCAATAGGCAATTTTGAATCTACATTTTTTAAATATTTTTTTGTTTCTTCAGCGGGAGGTTGATTTCCTTCTAAAACAGCTTTTGCAGCTTTTGTGCCGCCATTGTAATGAGCTACAGCAGCCCTAAAACTACCATATCTATTTTGAAGATCGGAAAGATATTTAGCTGCTCCATGAGCCGAGCTTACAGGATCAGAAGTATCAACTCCATATGCCTTTGCAGTTTCTGGCATAAATTGAAAACGACCTTTTGCGCCTTTAGGACTTGTTTCATTATCTCCGCTTTTTTCTGCTTCTTCGATAGCGGATAATGCGCCATTAGGCAATCCATATTGATCTTCTAAAGAAGCATATAAGTTATTCATTATTTGTACCCAATAGAGCCATCTTCATATTGAACAACTTTTTTGCCATTCAATGTTCCAGTTTTAACAATTTTCTTTTCAGCAGGGCTTTCTTTGCTTGTTACAGTATTTTGTTTTTGAGCAAATTTATCAAGAATATGTTGTTGAGCTTCTGCTACATGAGTGTCTGGATTAAGTTGACCTGATTTAACTTTATCAAGCAAAAATCTTTGTTCTTCAATAGGCACTAAATTTTGTTTATGGGTAAATTCAAAGAATCTATCCAAAGCTCTTGGATCAGTAGTTACATCGGGGTTATCCCTAATATATCTATTAATTGATTCTGCTGTTCCAGGGTTTTGAGTAGCTGCCTGTATGACAGTTTGAGCAATAAATTTATTCAATGATTGAACTGCGGATAAGTCGCCACCAGCAGCTTTATCAACTAATAATTGAGGTGCGCCAATAGCTTGTAATTTTTGAGCAACATCAGTAAACGCTCTTGTTCCAGCACCAGTTTTAACTTTTTTCATTAAATCTTCTGCTTCATTTAAGCGCATTTCATTTTGTGTTGCGCCATTTACTCTAGCTTGCAAATCTTTTTGATAACCAGAGAAATTTTCAACTCCAGCAGAAGTAGGAGTAATATTGCCTTGACCTTGTTGTTGAGGGGCGGAAATTGTGCCCGCAGCACGATTAGCCATAAATTGCTGACCAAGAGCATTAGTGCCAAAAGAAGGCAATGCAGCAGAATATTTTGATTCATTGGTTGCAAGAGCATTTCTTAATGTTGCAAGATGATTTTTATAACCATCTATATCTTCAGCATCAATTAATTTATGCGCTTGATCTACAACTCCGCCTTCTTTTAAAAGTTCTGGATTAACAGTTTTTAACCATTTTTCAGTAGCTTCAAGTTCTTTTTTAATTCCTTTTGCATCATTTTTTTTGTAACTTGGAGAATTTTCAAGACCTGTAATAGCTCCTCCAGCAATTTGATTTTGCTGATTAGCTAATTGAAGTTGTGCAGCTTGAGCAGCCGTTTGCGCTGATTGTGTAGCAGATTGTTGTTGCTGAACTTGTAAAGGATTGACTTGTTGAGCTTGTTGATATGCTTGTGTTCCACGAGCCAAATTAACCATATCCCTCAAAGACATTTGTTGGGGTTGTTGTACATTTCCGATTACGCTTGGATCTAATCCCGCCATAATATTTCCTTAAGGAATAACGCCATTAGTGGCATTATAAGAATTTGGATTTTGATTTTGCAATAAGCTAGATAATAAATAACTATTAGTTGCACCTTGAACACCACTAGACAATGCATTTGCTACACCTGTAGTTCCAGCAGCCTGAGCATTTGCAATACCTTGAGTAATGTTTGAAATATTTGTGCCAATGCCTAACTGTGCATTTGCAGCATTACTTGCAGCATTTTGACCTTGACCAGTTAAACCAGCAAGAATATTGTAAATATTTGTATTTTGAGCAAGACCTTGATTAAACCCTTGTGATTGACCAGCTTGAGCTTGTTGAATATTTGCCAATAACTGATTATATTGCTGTTGCTGAGTTGACGCTCCCAATGCAACATTCTGTGCGCCTTGGTTATATTGTTGCGCTTGCTGGGCAGCATTTAATGTATTTTGGCCTGTGTATTGGTTAAATCCTTGTAATGCTTGTGATTGGTAATTCGACAATGCATTTTGATACGCATTACTTGCATAGTTTTGCGTATAGTTTTGCAATGCTTGTTGAGCATTACCGCCTACTAAACCGCCTGTAGCGTTATTTGCTGCATTTGTAGCTGATTGCCCTTGACCTAATTGAAAGGCATAATTAGGAGCTAATTGACTGTTTAAATCAGCATTTGTAAATGTTTGATATGGACTATATTGTGATGACAAACCGCCATAAGTGTTGGGCAAATTACTAGGGGCAGTATAAGTACCTGGTAAATTGCTTGGATTTTGATATGTTTGTTGTGCAGTAGTCAAACTAGGATACGCATTAGTCAAACTGCTTAATGCGGTTGTTCCTAAATTTTCATACGGCTGGTAAAGGCTAGATACTTGTTGACCAATACCCAAAAGCTGATTTTGAGCAGCAGTTCCAGCATTTGCTTCTGTATTAGCTGCGCTTTGAGCAGCGTTTCCGCCAATTAAGGCCGAACCTAAACTTGCTACTCCGCCTATCGCTGCACCAACGCCCATAATTTCTCCAATCTAATATGCTAATTGTCGCATTTTTACAACAGTTTCGTAAAGACTTTATCTACAAATTTGTAGCCCAAATATTCAAAAAGACTTGAATTATCTGAATGGACTTTAGTATTGTAAATAACCCTGTGAATACCCTGATTTTTCAATAATTTGTCGGCAAACTGAAACATTCTGATGCCAGTTCTGCCTTTTCTGTATTCTTTTTTAAGATAATAAATATCCTCAAAAGCAGTCAAACAAGTCTTATAGTGAAGATGAGGGGCTATAAAATAAATAATGTAGCCAATTAATTTGCCGTCATCTTTGCAAGTAATAAATTTTAGACCGCCATTTTTAAGCAGTTGTTCATAAGAATCCCATGCAGGATCAAGCGGAAACTGCTTGCTTACAGACAATTCTTCATAGTGATCTTTAATAATTTCTTTAAGATCATCTAAATTAGCCAGCCAATCATCATCTTTATATTCAATCATAGATTGTAATAAGGCACTTTAAAAGGTTTTCCGTTAACTGTGACATTAATAAAACCTACAGGATTGCTAGGCAAAGTTCCAGTTCCTTTTGTAGCATTAGTCGCAGAGCTAAAGTTTAATAAATTAAGAAACCACTGTTGCCATGCTCTTGTAGGCATTTGAGTATTTTGATCTAATAAAGGTGTAACAGGGTATGGATTCCCCTGACTTGAACCCCAAAGCTGATTTGTAGCCATTAATTTTCCCCTTCAGATGCTTTTAAGTTAGCAGATACTATAACTGCTTTTACGGGGTCTGTAACTACTACTTCAAAAACTCTATCTCTGGCTGTTCCTAATCTACGCCAAATGGCACGATTTCTATATTTTCCTTGTTGACCTATTTTTTGCCAATATTCATTTGACCAAGTTGAGCCACCATCATTTGACCAACGTAACATTGCTTGCGGGTTAGTTGTAGATGTTAAAGGGCTAACAGAATCGCTTAAGCCAATAATAACTTCTTGAAATGGGCCAATTAAATAGTTTTGCAATGCACCAATAGTTAAAGGGTTTCCAACAAAAGAACCTTCAGTGCCTGAAAGCCCAGTTGTTCCGACTCCTGGCTGAAACTGAATTTGTAATTCATCAAAATATTGACGTTGCAAATCAGTCACTAAATGAGGTGCTCTACGCAATCTGCGTATATTTTGACCATTATCTGTGTAATTTGATGGATCAAGGCTGTAAATTTGACCATTTTGCCAGTCTCCAACCATAACTAAACCTTGAAATACGGCAGAACAATTAGAACGATGACGATGATATTGATTTACATTGTCTGTATATAACCATTTATGCCATAAACCTGTAGTTGCATCATAAGCCCAAGTTAAATCCAAGGTTGGGAATGAAATAACAAATACCTCATGCCCTTCAAGCTGATATGTATATGCAACAGCATCATTTACATATTGGTTAACAAGCGTATTTTCTACTGCATGGGTGGATATTCTTTGTGGCAAATATCCATTCATTTGCACAATTTCAGCTTGCCCACGATTGTTTTTTGACAAATAAGCAAAAGAATTGCCAAGTCTTGCTAAAGAAAATGGGGCCACAATTCCGTGCTGGCTTGAACTTCCTGGAATTCTTTGAAAAGCAAATGGGAAAGTTCCTGCATCATACCAAACTTCTGATGTAGTTTCGCCTAATAAATAAACTTGTCCATGATCGCAAATAATTGAAACAAGATTGTCAGGGCCAGTAAATTTACTTGCATAACTCAAGCCATAAGTAATTGGGCTAAGAATGTTAGAAGCAGCCCATTGCTGGGTATTTGGATTGTTATATACAAAGTAGTTATCAACAATATCTACCACATTTGCGCCATTAAATGCGCCATCTGACGTAGGCATTACGCTCCAATTTAGAGCATACATTGTTTTAGAGCTTACAGATTGCGAATTATTAATTACATAATTACCTGTACCGCCTGTGCCAGTTCCAAATGTTAAATTAAGGGTTAATCCTGTTCCTGCGCCATTTGTAGATGTAGAAGCTGGATTAGTGGGATTGGATGTATATGCTCCTGCGTAAGTAGCAGTTAATCCTGTTACTGTTCCGCCGCTTCCTATTGAGCTTACAGTGTAAGTTGCTGGGCTATTGCCATAAACACCGCCCAAAACAGTAACTGTGTCGTTTACAGCGTATCCTGTTCCTGCTGTAGCAATAGAATCGCTTAATACTGTTCCGCTACCTAAAGCAGTAATAATAGTGTTAGCAGTTACAGTTGAGCCTGTAATAGTTTGCCCTGGATACAAAACTTGACCTGTGCCGATTGCGCTAACAGTTAAAGTTGTTCCAGACATTGATGCTGTAATAGTTGCTGCTACATTAGCAGAGTTCATTACTTCAGCAGTAGAAATAGAAGCTGTGTTATTTAATGTCCATGTGCTTCCTGAACCTGAAACAATGACAGTTTCTTGTGGAATGTTAATGCCAAATAAGGCTTGATTTGCAGCGATTGTTCCGCTAATTACCCTAGTAACAGTTAATGTTGTGCCTGAAATTGTTCCTTGGAATACAGCAAAATTAGGGTTAGATATAAACCATGTATAGCGATATTGACCATCTACGATATAAACGTTTACACCATTGTCTGTAATTCCAACTTGACCGCTTGATGTGTTTAATTGACCAATGATTGTAGGAGTCATTGTTGAATTCAACACATATACATAATTACCGCAAACGGCAACCATATAATTGCCACCGCTTACTGTTCTCATTCCACGCACTTGTTGTTGTGCAGACAATACAACTTGAGAAGTAAGGCCAGGGGTAGGATAAAGTGCTACTACACCTCTAGATCCTTGCGGTTTAGTAATGTCGACTTCAGGCCTCCAGTTAATGCACTCTTGTGCATCCTGATAAATAGAAGGTGCTTCGTATGACGCTCCAACAAAGCCAAAATCAGCCATTTTTTAACCTTATCTAAAGAAACCACCACTAAGAATCCAGCCCGCATCTTTTTGGCGAGAAGCCAACATTGCATCAGCAAATCGAGCAGATTGAACAGGTTTCATATTAATTCGTTTTACAGTTGCTTTAGCTTGCGCTGCAAAGCCTGTAATCATTGCTATTTGTGTAGGAGATGCTTTCCCATACATAGGCATTAAACGCTCTGCTAGACACCATCTAAGAGCCATTGTGTAACCTTGCGGAAGAACAATAGGATCTTGCAAAGTTGTGTAGCCTTGAAACAAATTGTCTGTAAATATGTGCATTTCGCCCTGTGAAGGATTAGGCCATACATAGATGTTACCTAATGCTTCTGACGGCTGATAGTAAAGAGCTTTAGGCCAAGGGCCATTTAAAGTCTTTAAACCAATCATTTCGTATTCTTCTACGGCTAAAACAGCGATTGGGTAATCTAAACCACCATTGACAATCGGTACGCCATTTGAATTTGTATTGATGCGAACAAATGCAGAATTAATAGAAAGCGGTCTTTGATAGTACAAATTTAAAGTTGTAGATGATACGTTTTGATAAATATTTACAGTGTATGTACCAGCTTCGTTTACGTTGTTTCCTGCGCCAGTCAACATTCCTACAATTTTAGTCCCTGCTGTTACGCCTGTACCAGTAATAGTTTGGCCTACGTTTACTGCGCCTGAATTAATGCCAGTAATTGTTAATACATTACCTTGAATAAAGCCTGTTACGCTTGCGCCAATTTGCCCGCTTGGGCCAATCGTGTATTGTGTCTGCCCTGGAACAATAGGAAAAACAATCTCATTCTTGTAAAACACCATCATTTCTTCATTTGACCATTGGTCTACTAGGTCATTAAGCATATCAAATGCATCTTGAGCAGCTTCAGGAGTAGGAGTTTCACCCGCTTCTAATGCGCCAATATCTTTTAATGCTCTTGAAATAATGTCAATCGGTGCGGTCATTTTACATTCCTACTTTGAATATTTGAGGCTGCCAAGGTGGGATAACTTTGTTTTCTAATGTTTCTAATTGTTCTTCAAGGCGAGCAGTAATGTGACATTTGCCATTTTTTACGGCTTCTGTTTGTATCCAGTTAGATACCATTTCTTCTGTAACTTGTTCAAAAGGAATTTTAGCTGTTGGGCAGTCAAAATACCAATTACCTTCAGTTTCTACTGATTTATCTTCGCTTGAAGCGGTGACATGATAACGAGCATGGGTTATAACACCATCTTTAGCAGAAATTTCTAAGATTTTCCAAGTAAACATTATTCGTTCGCTGGTAATGGTGTATTACCTTCTGAAACCCATGCAAGGTAGGCTTGGTAGTCTGTGTTAGATGGGTCTGTAGTAGGAATAAATGCTTTATCTGCAATTCTTTCAATGCAATTTAAAGGTGTTCCATCTACCAATGAATTAACTAATTTATACATTTTTTATAACTCCGCAGAAGCTGAATATGGTGATGAAGCAGAATACAAAATTCCAAAAGAACCTGTCATGCCAGTAAATCCACTCACTTGAACTTCATATCCAGTCGTATTTGAAAAGTTTGTAGCAACAACTCCGCCACCTGTATATTGGTATTGAACACCTCCTCCATTGTAAATTCTTACTTGAATACCTGAACCACCAGCCATTGTTGGTGCTGCTCTTTTTGGGACTTGAAAAGAACCATTTAAAAAAGCTACAGTAGTTGAAGCTGCACCAGCAGTAGCTTGACCTGGATTTATTTGTTCATAATATCTTTGGCACAAAGCTAATTCTTGTTGATACATACGATATTCATATCCAGTAGCATAGCTTCCTACTTCTAATTGAACAAAAGCAAATTGAAATATTCCGCTTGTTAATGCTGGGCTATTTGCAAAAAATTGAACCAATAATCCATTAGAAACACCAGATGGCAAAGAATTAAAAGTTGTGTTGATGTATGTCCATGAATTATTTGGTATAGATACTGTATTTGTTGCAATAGTTGTTGTGGACGTGTAATTATCTGTTGCTGTTGGATATTGCAAACTTATTTGTTGGCTATACGTTGAACCAGTATTTTGATAAACCCAAAAACTTAATGTTACAGATTGACCAACTAAATCATAAGAATTAAATGATTCAATTTTTTGTTGCATATTTTGAGCAGTATTGCCCGATGCGCCAGCTATTTGAAGAACGGTAGCTGGTATTCCATTTACTGTTGCAGATTGTTGTGACCAAGTTAAAGATGTGCCTAAAGAATTAAACTGCCATCTATCAACACAACAATATCCAGTAGCAGAACTAGATGTTGCTCTTTGCGCTATTTTAAAAGCACCATTAATAATGCGGTTCTTTAACATAGAAGCATCACCTTGACCAATTTGCTGGTTTTTAGTATTTCCACCAAGAGTTAAAGTTGTAAATGTTCCAGCAGCAGCAGTAGTTCCACCAATAGCAGGAGGAGAAGCTAAATAGGTGCTAAATCCTGTGCCTGATACTGTTGAGCTTGCAGAAAGCGAAGTAAAAGCACCAGAATTAGGTGTTCCTGAACCGATAGTGCCAGGTGTTGTATAAACGCTTGACGCAAGCATAGTGCTTGTAACTGTGCCTGTATCGCCTGTGGTTACAAGATTGCCGTTTACAGCCGGTACATTTAAAGAAAAGTTTGTAGAGGGATTAGGGCCAACTAGGGCTACCTGACCGCCTGCTGTTGCTTGAAAGACTAATTGACCCATGATTTTTCCTTATGGTGCTATGTAAATTACAGAGCCTGTGCTTAAAGCTCCTGTTGATGGATTGTATTTTAGCGTAGATGACGCTGTTTTTAAAGCCTGATTGCTACCTGTAGCAGCTACAAAAGTAGGGTAGTAATTAGCGTTTGTGCTGGCATCGGCTACAGCTACGTTATTGGCATTAGTCGCTGTAGTTGCAGAAGTTGCTGTTGTTGCAGTTGCAGCATTTCCACCAATAGACAAACTTGAAGCAGTTCCTGTTAATCCTGTACCTGCACCAGTAAAGCTAGTGGCACTTAAAACACCTGTATTTGGCACAAAACTGAGTTTAGTAGAGCTAGTTGTCGCTGCGTTGTTGCCACTAGAATTTAACGATAAAACAGGGTAATAAGTTGATGCAGAACTTGTATTGTCTGTAATAGCAATATTGGTAGCGTTTGTCGCTGTAGTCGCAGTTGTAGCCGAGCTTGCTGAACCGCTAATATTGACCGCTAAAGAAGTAATTGATCCGCTTGCCGAGTTCAACGGAACTGCGGTAGTGCCAATATAAAGCGAAGAATTACCTAAAACACCACTAGGAATAGTTCCTGACAAATTACCAGCAGTAAGGCTAGTTAAACTTGCTCCTGAACCGCTAAACCCTGTAGCCGTAAATACGCCAGTAGAAGGGTTGTATTGCAGTTTTGTAGAGCTTGTATATTCTGTTGACAGATTTCCGCTTGTTTGATTAGCGAACAAAGGATAACGAGTTGCATTTGTAGTGGTGTCATCGGTAACAGTCGCATACGATGTAGGAGTAGTCCAAGTAGGAGTTCCTGTGCCTGCTGAAGTTAAAACTTGCCCTGTTGTTCCTGCTGCTGTGAAACTTGTTGTATTTGCAGCCGATTGCCAAGGAATTGCCCCAGCTACGCCACCAGCTAGATTTGTTGATGTTGTTGCTGTGCTCGCTGATCCTACTGATAAAGTGCTTTGAGCTACATATTGAGGGGCTGAAGCACCAGCAGTTAATACATAGTTTGTAGTGCCTAAAGCTAAACTTGTTGTTGCA